GGACAACCTAACCTAGCACGCAATACGTAGACCTTTAGAAGATCAAGTCCAATTCTATTTCCCTGCATGTCTAAGGAAAAGAAAATGAAACAAAAGGCTCAAGAAATCGAAGTCCCTGAAGATGCAGAGTCAAAGGCCGAGCAAGAGGCTAAGAAGAAAAGAGCTATGGAAGAAATTGAGAAATTAAACAAGAAGTCAAACAAGAAAAAGACAAAGAAGACGAAGAAGACAAAAAAGAAGAAGTTGAAAAATCTTTTGACGACTTGTTTATGCAACAACTAAATACCATCGTTGAGTCACAAACAGCCCTTATCGAAACTCAAAAGTCAATCGGCAATACTATTGTCGAACTTTATGAGAGAGTAAAGGCACTTGAGACTCCAACAGACCTAAAACTGAGTCCAAAAGGCTCACAAGGTGGCGATGGCGTTGGTGCAAAAGTCACTGTTCCAGAAACACCATATCCACAAGGCGAACAAGCAAAACTTGACGCTGATGGAAAAGAGATCGAATCTGGTCATAAAGACCTAGAGATCCAAGGTGCTATCGGAAAAGCAACTCCAGTAAACAAGTCAGAAATTGCATTTACAACCGAAACCCCAAGACCAAATGCAGCTATTGAGACTGTGAACAAGTCACTTTCAAAGGACTTTTCACCAATCTTGAAAGATGCAAGATCAGTTGGTTATGAGGGATTGTCACAAGTCGCAAGAGACATTCTAGCTGGAAAGTACTATGTTCCATCCGATGAGGAGAGGCTGTTCTAAAATGGTACAAATACGAACTATTGACGAACTTGAAGCTCTTTACTACGGATACAATAGAAATCTGGTAAGAAAAGCTGATGCACCCATTACTACAAGTACTGCTGGTGTATTCAACGCTATATACGGTGCTTATGCATGGGCTCAATTAAACCTTGAGGCAAATGCATTTGGTATCCTACCAAAAAATCCTTGGGACAAATCTGGTTGGCGTTTAATTACTGCTAAACCATCATTGACCACAACCAATGCAAACACCGTTCTAGGTGGTACAGCAGAGGGTGGTCTGATTGCTGAAACAGCAAAGCCCACTTTGGAAGAAGTAGATATTCGACCAAAGACAGCTCAATTAGCTTTCAGTGCATCTGAAGTTATGGAGTGGTTAGCTACTCATAGCAAAGATGACATCTGGGGTGGATTGGGTTCGTTGAGATTGTATATGGCAGTTCAGCACAAAGAATTCCTTAACAGAATGTTACTCGCAGATGTTGAGTCACAAGCAGCAGGAGCAGCAGCAGATTACTCTGGTACATATGACTTTGAGTCATTGGACAGAATTATTTCAGCTGATGCAGAAGAAGACTCACTAGGTGGTTCATACAATGGTTGGTATGATCCTTGGAACAAAATTGACAGGGATACAGCAACTACATATGATTCAACTGTAGAATCTGCAAGTGGAACTATCGGTACAAACGGAGTCCTTACTGATGACACACTGAGAACTTTCCTTAGAAAGATCAGAAAAGCATCTGGTAAAGATCCAAGCGTATTCCTAGGTTCTCACGAAGTCTATTCCGAAATACAAGGTCTATACATGCCTTCAGTTCGTGTGGCAAACCCATACGGTGAAGCACTCGTACAGATTGATGTTAACGGAATTCAAACATTCAAGGGAACAGGTGTAGGTATTCACGTAGATTCAGTCTATGGAATTCCATTCATCCCAACAAAGGATGCACCAAGCAACTCTAGTGATTCAAGCGAAGTCGGAAGACTATTCGCATTGGACATTTCTGATGCAGAAGGATACGGTTATCCAAGACTAGGTATTCAAATTGCTATCCCAACAGAGTACTATGAGGCAACTCGTAGATCTCCAGCATACCCATTCGTCAACAATGCATTTGTTGAGAAAGGTGTATTCAGAACAATGGGAGAGACTGTCTGTAGACACTTCAAGTCACAAGGTAAGATTAGAGATATTAAACTCTAAGCAAACCACTATTTTTTAGTTTTTTTTTTTTTTTTTAAAAATAAAA